TCATCTTTCATCTGTATACATCTGATTAAAAATTTCTTTTCCGGTCTGCGTCCGGAAAATTTGCTGATATGCCTGTTCAATTCCGTGACGATTGACGTCATCTTCATATAAATTGACCAGAAAATCTGCCTCCACCAGAATCTGATAATCCAGTCCTTCGATATTATCATATGTATGATGATGTCCGATCAGATAGCAGATACGGTCGATCAGATAATTTTCAATTCCCACATCGGAAAGCATTCTCTGTGCCACAATCGGTCCTTCCTGCTCCTGCAGCTTTCCGTCACACCGTCCATACTTTTCTTCTGCCGGACGGATTCCAATGTCATGGGTATAAGCGGCTGCTTCCAATATAAAAAGGGATGTCTCGTCAAGCCCTTCTTTTGTTCCGATGATTCTTGCGAAACTATGCACTTTCATGAAATGCTGAATCCGTTTCGGATCTCCGGAAAAAAAGGCGATCATCTGTAAAAACAGCTCATCCAGCTGTTGCCTGCTGTAATAACTACTGTCACTACTGTCCATTCTGTGTTTCTCCTTTATCTAACATCTGCAGTGCAAACGTCGCTGCAATGTAAACAACTGCACATAAAATAATTAATACTGTTTTTTTCCCGGCAACACCGGCACAAAGTTCTGCCAGAATAAGAAGTCCATGCACCCAGAGTTCCGCATGATGCAGCATCACTGCAATAACTGCCTCAATGATAACAAGCAGACACATAGGAACTACCGGAACGTTAAGGACTCTCACCCCTACAATCACCATAATTGCAACAATTGCTGCAAAGGCCAGTAATGTCGGTACCTGAAACGTCTTTTTGTTCTTGTCCATTTTTTACCTCAACCTTTATTCTTATTTTCTTTGTCTGCGCCCATTATACCAATTTCATGCCTAAGAAACAAGCACTTTTTAAAGTAAAAAAGACACGTCTTCCATCGGATACCCGATACAAAACGTGTCTGAAACGAAGCCAATAAGGGGACTCGAACCCTTGCACAAAGCATCAACTTTTCAGTGTTTATGCGGCTTGTAGCGTTTTTACTTTGATTACTTTTGATTACTTTTTTCAAAATAGTAATCAAACGACTAACTTGTTCGTGCTTTGAAGTCTGGTATACTACTTAAAATATCTGACTTTTTCTCGATAGATCTGCGGTTTCTGTGGTAATGTTCCTCTGTAGTTCCTAGGCTTGCGTGCCCCATCTGACCAAGGATCAACCGCTCGTCAATATTGTTGTCAAGAAGGATGGTTCCGTATGTCTTTCGGATCTTATGTGGAGACTTTCGATAGATTCCTAACTTATCGCACAATCTCTGTAATCGCATTCTTACACAATTCGCATTCAAGCGCTCTCCATTTTCTTTAATGAACACAAATTCTTCAAATGGATTCGTTTTTCTGATCCTATCACACAACCACTCGTAGTCCTTTGGGATGATAATTGTTCTCGCCCCAGCTCTCGTCTTTGGGAAATCCTTTATCGCAACCGTATATTTTGCATCATCCTCTCCACGATACCTTGTTTCGGTTCGCCGAACCTTGACCGTATTACCGTCAAAATCATCATGTTTTAGGCACACAACCTCTCCGATTCTCATTCCTGTCACGAACATTAGAAGTATTGCTATGTTTGATAAATCAAGGTTGCATTCCAAATATTTAATCATAATATCAGTTTCATTCTCGTCAAAAACCTCTTCGTAATCTTCCTTGATCGTTCGTTTGAAATCGGAATCAGATGTATCAAGCTCCTCAAACAATTCTTCAACATTAAAATCAATCAACTTCCGCTTTTTGGCTCGTTTCAGAAACCCTTTGGTTATCCCTTTTAGTCCGGAAAACGCCTTTGCCGTCAAGTTAAACTTCGGAATCTGTTCTTCTAGGAAATCTCCCCATTCATCTTCCGATATTGATTTTATGTGCCTTTTACCCATTTGTTTAAAGTGCCTTTGATAAAAGTTGCGATTCCTTTGGTGCGTTGCATTTCCAATCTTGTTCAGTGCCAACCGCCTGTCGTTCCACTCTTCAAACACTTCATCAATGGTTGGATTTTCTTCTTGAATCTGTAAATAATCGATAACCTCATTTTCAATATCGGCCCTATCTTTTTTCTTAAGTAGCTTTCTCCCTTTCTCCTTGCATGGAATATAGGTTCTCCAATACCCATCTTTCCCTTCCCATATATCATATGGGTGTTTCTTTAGTATCTTTTCTCTTTTGTTCATTTCAACTTGTTCTTGCACAAGTGCTATGTCGAGAATACCACTATCAACGGCATATTTCAACAGTTCTTTTTCATCCAATCAAATACCCCCGTTCTTTCTATTTTATCTTTTATATCTCTCACTCTGTACTCTATCGTTCTTAGTGATAGATTTTCTTTTGTGGATATTTGCTTTTGTGAAAAACCACGGCAGAGAAGAGAGAAAATCCTCTCCTCTTCTTCCGTGAAATTGGCATTTTCTTTGATTTGTTCAAGTTCTGGCTTAATGAATTTTGTAAATTTCATAAGCCATTTCTCCTTATTTTATTGGTTGATATTTAAGTTTTTAAACATAGCACACATAACATCTACGACAATACTGTTTCCGAATTGCTTATACAACTGCGTATTACTGTTTACTGCTGCCATTTTGTCAATATCTTCATCAGATACACCCATCAGCCGTCCGCACTCTCTCGGTGTTAGCTTTCTGATACGATATTGTGTAGCTATATGGCTATTTGCATATCCGTGTGTGCCAGCTACAAGATCAGATATGCCGTTATCAGAAATAACTGTACCGCATTGGGATCCATTGCTTGATATTTGACCGACTTTTTGGATATTATTTTCAAGTAATAAATTGTCTTTTTGCACACTCGTTAAGCAATTACTTGTACCTTGCATATTTACCTCTAATCTCTGTCCTGTCGGGCTTCCCGCAGTTCTATCTGACGGATTATCGGGATTTCTGCCACGCATAGCAACTATCTGACTTTCGGTACATATTTTAATCTGTTGTGTACTGCCACCCTCAACTGTTGTGATGTTAGGACAAAGTGCATTTTCATCATATACTGTGTTTGATTGGTGCTTACCTGTGCCATTATCCATAAATCCCAACTGTTTTACTTCAAGTATTTTAGGCTCTTGATTTCCACCTTGCATTGCACTCAATGTTGGACTACACCCCCCCCTACATCATAAATTCTGTTGGTACTCTCAAATTTTGCTTCAAGAGAACCTATTGCATTTACATCTGCCATAATTACTCCTAAATCGTGGTTTTCAGCCTTTACGCATCTTGCAATCGGATATACACCTCTTTGAAAATCTGCTGTCACTCCGGTGTATATGCTACCTATTACTTCCATTCAATCACTCCATTCATAGATTGATTTCCAAAACCTTTATAATCCCTTGCCATAAGAGTCGTTGCAATATCAATCTGCTTTTCAATCTGAGTTGCTTGATTGCTTAACAACAAGGTTTCCGTCTGACCGCAAGTTTGATATTCCGCAGTCATATTTTGCCTTGATACAGTTTGCGACTTCTCTTTGCTGCGGTTTATTGATTGTTCCGTCAACGCAAGTCTGTCTGTCTGTATGTCTGTATGTCTGTATGTCTGTATGTCTGTATGTCTGTATGTCTGTATGTCAAGATTGTGTTGTGGTAATGTGCCGTTGTCAATAAGCTGTTTTATAAGCTTGTCAGCCTTTTCATTGTTGATGTAATACTTTTCATCTACATTATCCTCAAGATAGTCTTTCAACTTCTTTTCAAGTGGTACAGGCTGCGGAAAATCATATGAGTAATTGCCAAGGAACGAAAACATAAAGCATCTGTTTCTGTTCTGTGCCACTCCATAATTTTTAGCATTCAAATCTTGCCAATAATTTGTGTACCCTAAACTTTCCAGGGAACCCAACCACTTCTCAAAATCATTGATGTTTTTCTTGCCGTGTACTTGTGGCACGTTCTCCATGAACAAAATCTGTGGTAATTCTCCGTTACTATCTCTAATTTCTGTTAGTATTCTCTCAACTTCCCACAACAGACCGCTTCTTGTACCACTTCCCTTAGACATTCCAGCTTGTTTCCCGGCAACTGATAAATCTGTGCAAGGAAACGAGTAAGTAAGTAGGTAAGTAAAGGTTTCTGTGCCGCAAATATTCAAATCTTCTGCATGAACCTTTGTTATGTCCATTGTGGGGAAATCCGTACCATGTACTGCGTTATAGCTTGCAATAGCGTACTTATCAAACTCAACAACTCTGTAATGTTCAAACTTAGCGCCTATTCTCTTTAGTGCCATTGCGTGACTGCCGTAGCCTGCGAATAATTCTATCAATCGGATAGGCTTTGTTATGCTGATCGGTTCTCTCGTGAAGTCAAATATAGACATCTGATTATCACAATAATAATTTTCAAAATTCATAAAATCTACCAAAAGGAAACCTCGGTTTTATGTGCGCACAACCTATTCCTTTCTTTGATTTTCGGTTAGTTGTTATATCTTTTTCTTAATGTATTCTGCACCTTATCCATTCCCTTAATTCCACCGACAATAAAAGCTATTTCTGCTCTATTTTCTGTCGCTTTTGTTTCTGCTTCCATGTCGTGCAGTCCGTATTCAGTCTGAATAATTTCATTTGCAGTAATTCTTTTTAATATTTCTTCACATTTCTTCTTGCTTAAAATCTTCACTCTGAATCACCCTTTCTTTTTCTTCTTAGACTTAAACTTAAAAACATCATTTTTCTGACGGCTTACCATGCTACGATAGCCGTTCATTTTACTAGTCCTGCTCTTGCTCATACCTCACACTCCTTTCGGTTTTTCACACCGCTCAAATTCGATCACCCATACCCACGGGTTTGCATCCCAACTGTAACGATCAAGATCAGATTTCTTGATGGTTGAATCCCAAAGGTCATGAAACATACCTTTTACGAACTCGTCTCCGACGTATTTTAAATGTTCTTCTTCAATTCCTTCTTTCACACACCCTTTTCCGTCAATATCCTGCAACCGCTCCACCCTCACATCCGTAACCCGGAGCCAGATACGTGCCGCTCCTTTCGGCATATGAATGGACGGACGGTATATCAGTTTTGATGATTCCTTAAATGTAGGCAAGTCTGCCAGCTTATCATCAGCCCTGTAAATATATGTTCCATCTTCATATCCTTCGCTCCATGTTTCTCTCACGTACAGTATATCGTCCGTGTGATATGGCGGATTCCATCGTTTGCTTAATTCCTCATCCTTTATATTTTCCGGAAGCTTATATTCTTCGCCCCAAAGTTTGTGTGCTCCCCTGTTTGGATATGTCCATTTTCCTATACAATCCTTGTGGCTACCTGCATATGTATAACATAGCCCTGATTGTGGTTGTGGCTTTATCACACGTCTGGTGCAAGTCTTCCGTCCGTCCAGAATTGCCCGAACCATCTCGGTGTTAAATAAAATTGGTTTAATCGCCATCTGTTTCACCACCTTCCCATCATGTCCGGTGAATTCCACCATGATTTTTCAACTTCTAACTTTTCAACTTTCGCTTTAAGTTGTTTATTTTCCGCTTTCAGGTCTTTGTTTTCCGTCAAAATCTTTTGCAATTCGCAAGTATTTTTGTACTCACATTTTTCGTCAGCAGAATACTCCGTGCACATTTCACATAATTTTTTGCTTGTCACTCTACTCCACCGCCTTTCACAATCTCGATTGCTTTATGTACGCATTCTTCTATGCACTTTTCATATGGAGTGTTTTTATAATAGTGTGTTTCTTCATTTCCATAGTCTTCCAACTGCTCCACAACCTTGTCCGGATCGTAGGCAGTCGGCTGTGCATCTATCACGCTTGCCAATGTTGCCAAACTCACTCTCCTAAAATCATCATCAGATTTACTCGCACGCATGCAATATTCTTTTAGTGCGTCTGCATCAATCAGTCCCATCGTTTTTATCTCCTCTTTTCAAATAATCAAAAATCTCATGTCCAATCATCCCTACAACTGACAGAATGCAAAAAAGATTAACTCCAAATTCTGTTAGAATATCTAACCTAACGGCTATAAGTATTAGTAGAAAGAAATTTATGTACGATTGAAACATCATTCTTCATCACCCCAATCCAATTTCTGACCACATTTCCAGCAATAACGAGCAGGAAGTGTTCCAGTTGACCAACCCATGTACCTACCGCATGCATAACATGTATATTTTTTAATCCCATTATCTTCTTTTTCAGTAATAGCAGCTCTCGGATTCTGACGTTCCACAGCCGCCCGGCATTCCTCAATTGTGCCGATTGCTCGGTACTGTTGAACTTCTTCAAGCGCCTGTATTGCTACTCTAGTAGCTTTCGCAACCCTGCATCCCGCATATTCACAATTAAGCGGGCTGTCTGTGCCTTGTGCGCATTCATAACAACTGTCTTTCTTCAATATCTTAATTGCTTCACTCTCCGTCATATTATCCCTCGCTTTCCAATAACTCCGGATTGTCAAAGATGTTGCCGATAACTTCATATTCAGTATCATATTCAAGTCTGTGCTTATAATATTTTTCGTTAGGAATTGTACATATAATTTCAAAATCCCTAAATGTTATAAGCGTATTCACCTTGCTATTATTTATTTTTACAACATCATTCTCCCAAATCAGCTTGCCGTTCTTGTCTTTTAAGCCTGTGCATTGGCAGATAGTGGATGGGTCTATCAAATACTCACCGCTATCATTGGCAATATATCGTTCTCCACTCAAAAATCCAACTACCCAAGAGCCATCTAAACGGTTATTATTTGGCAATACGTGTATATGTTTTGCCTTGAACAAGTATCTGTCTTCCATATTCTCTCCTATTCCGCTTCTGATTGAAGCCACTTCAACGTTAATTCCAACTCTCTTTCTTTCATATTGCATCTGAAAGCACACCCATCTGAAAAGCTATCGCAATAATCAGCACAATTAAAGTTCGAACCGCCTGCAATACGTTCCGCCATTTCTTCATCCGACATATTCCTTATCCTGTCGGCATTGGTCGCTTTCACATCAACAAGCTCAAAACACTCATCACGCCATTTCAATACATTATCAATATTGAATGAACTGTAACCTACATGGTAATAATCTTCGCCGACTTTTTTGTACTTGATTTCGTAATATGGCTTGTTGTCTATCGTCCTTACGATAATTTCCAGAGATGTAACTTTGTTTTTTGTATCATCATTTTCTGAAACTTTGCTATCGCATCCACAACAATGCTCATTATCTCTTGAATTGCTGTTGTGCTGGAAGTCGCAAGTGTGTGCTTTTTCTTTTGTGGCTAAGTCAAGGTAATATTTCAAATCTTTTATCAAACTGATAGTTCCGTAGAGTTGTTTTTCTTCAAGCATTTCAACAACTTCCGATATTCTTCTATCAAAGTCTCGCTCGCTTACGCTTTTAAGAAATTTATCCATTCTCTCCACCTCTCATTTCTTTCAGCTTGGCTTCGGCTTCCTCTTTTGATAAAAACCAGGTTTCCTTGTACATTTTTTCTGACAGGATTCGGTCTGTTGCATATTCTCGATCCTTATCACACTCCATGTACCATCCTTTTTCTGTAAAAGTAATCAAGGCTACTTTCTGATGATAAACTTTGTTGTTCTCCGGGTGCAGACTTAAAATATTTAATTCATAATTGATTTTGCTAGGAATTATATATACATCTGAGCCAATTCCACACGGCAACCGCAGAAGTAATCCCTGCTCCTCTGCATCCTCGTAATCCGCTAACTTCTCCATTGCGCAATAACCTTCTTCGCAGTTGGAATAATATGAATTAGGCTTTTCGCCATAGCACGAATACAAGGTTTTTAAGGATTTTTTCTCGTAATTCTCTTTTACTAAGATTCCATCCGCTGTCCGTTTTGTTAATCTCTCCATGACTATCCCTCACTTTCTGCCAGCTTTGCCATTTTCCAATCGCTTATATCGCCACTTCCGCGCGCACTCCAAGATGTTGCTCCGTATCCCCATGCGTACACTATTCCGTTCTCGTATTTTGCAAAATATCTTTTTTCCCACGAATTTTTTTCGCTATTTCTTACCAAAATCGGCGTATCGACCGGAACTTTAGTCCAATCAACAGGTGGCTCAACATATTCTGAATTAAGCCATTCGCGGAAATTATACGTACTTCCTTTGCACGAATCTGATTCATAAAAATCACACTCTTCACATTTAATTTCTTAGCAAATTGCAGGCTTTCCATTTTTTAATCCAAACACTGCTGTGTTTGTCGCAAGTTCTATAATCTCATTTCCGTATTTTTCTTTATTCGTCATATTAAACCTCCAAATCACATATAAACTTAATCTCATCTGCCAAACTCTGCGCTATCATCGGCACCGTCAACTGAAACTGCTTGTAATTATCCAGTGTGTCAATGTAATCGATGAATTTTTCCAAGAAATATTGCAACTGTTTCGCTGTTATCTTAAACTCCTTTTTCAGAATCGTAAGTGTCAGCGCAAAATAGTTAAACAAAGATGCGCTGGAAAGCCTGTATGCTTCACGCTCGATGCAGAAACCTTTCTTTGCATACAGGTTCATTAACTGCCTTTGCGGAATTTTTCCGACTTCCTCTTTTATGTCGATTCCGTATTTACTTTTCAGATAAACAGACAAGTCCTTTCCGGTATTTCCACCGGATGCTGCTTCATCTAAGTAGGATTTCAAAAAATCCTGCAACCGGATGATTCTTGCCTGTCCGAATCCGAATTTGTCATGTAGAATTATGTACCCAATCACGACAAAATCTTTGTATGATTTTGATATAACCTTATCGGCATTTCTCTTTTCAAAATCATTTTGCCCGATAATCCGCATTTCCTGTTTTGTGTAAAATGCCGGCTTTTTATTCCGTCTCAACGCGTTGCTCATTTCTTTGCTTTCTCCTTTCTGTATGTGATTTCCAACCATGCAAAATGACTCAATACAAGCTGTCTTGCGCGCTCTTCAATCTCCATTCCTTTGTATTTGTTTATCAATGATTCTCCGGCTTTTACAACTTCATCCCACCAAGAATCAGTATTGTCCGGTGAATAGTATTTCTGAATGAATTGCCAATAATCCATAAATACTTGCCATTCTTCCGAACCCTTTTCGATCTTTGCACTTGCCATAACTACTACCTCTAAAACGGACAATCGCCATTGTATGGCTTGAATCCGTCCCCGCGTTCTTTCTTTTTGATTTCCGCAACGACATCATCAAGTGGTTTTTCGATTTCAACAAACTTCATGTGATCTCCGTCAAACTCCATTGCTTCACGCATCGTCATTCCCTGTCTGTTCTTCTCGATTTTTACACCCTTGGCTCCCTTGTCGTTGCTTGACAGATTCCACAGCATAATTATGTTTGATGCATCCTGTTCAATCGCTCCGGATTCCCTCAATTCTGCCATGGTAGGCTCTTTTGTGTCTCTGTTTTCGGAAGCCCTTGTTATCTGCGAAAGCGCTATCACATGTGTATTTAAGTCTCTTGCAACCGATTTTAAACCTCTTGAAATTGATGCTACTTCTTCATTTCTTCCAGAATATCTGTTATCCGGCATAAGCAATTGTAGATAGTCAACAACGATAACATCAAAATTTTGGTGTCTACATTCTGACTTTATCTCTCTTGGAGATACAGTGCCGGACGCAACCCATAATTGATAATTACTCATTTCTTCATTTGCTTGGTTAAATTTTTCCTGTTCATCACCGAGAAACGCTTTTGCCCTTCTGATTCTCGTTAAGCCGATTTCCGTAAGTCTTGAAATAAATCGCTCATACACCTGTTTGTCAATCATCTCCAAGTTGAAATATGCGACTTTAAGTCCCCTTTTTGCCATATTGCCAATAATTTGCGTTGTAAGCGCGGATTTACCGACTGCCGGTCTTGCGGCAATTACTGTTACATCACCGCGTTCAAGATCGCCAAGCGCATCATCAAGCTGCGATAACCCGATTTTTATACCGCCCTCTCCAACGCTTTCATTGAAATACTTGTCTTTGTTCTCACCCGCAATCTGTTTAATCGGCTTTAGTTTTACTTCTTTTCCCTCTTGCAAATGTTCAAGCCTTGTAAGAAGGTCGCTGATTGTATCATCAATGTCACATGGTTTTAAACTAGATTTCTGATACATGTCACGAACCGTTCTTGCCTTGTATTCTTTCGCAACCGCATCGGCATAGCTTTTAACCATGGTTGAAGTGATTGTTCCGGTAATACAAGATTTCATCAATTCGCTAATCTGTTCCTGCGTGTATTTGTGGTTCTCAAGTGCCATTGATAAAGACATTGGGTCGATACTTTCATTCCGGTCATACATGGCAAGCATTTCCTTGTATGTGTCCTGCGCAAAATCCGAACTAAACATTTCCGGTTTCAGTGTTCGCCAGATGCTATTTAGCACATCATTGTCAATCAGTATGCACCCGATCACTCCAAATTCTGCTTCTGTCAACTACAATCACCTCGTTTCTCCGCAATCTGCAACCAATAGTCGCAATCATTTTTCAGCCAATCAACATATTTTGGAATGTACCGAAAATCCGTATCGTCTGGATTTTTTTCTTGATAGTCATTCAAATATGCTTCTGTGGCTTTGTATAACAGCCGTGCAATGTCCGGTTGGTTCTCTTCGATAACTTCTAGCACCTTATCCATCCAAGCTGTTTTAGAGGTACTGTACGCTGTTTTCTTGGGGTATGCATCAAAAGTCTTTTCCCAAGCATCTTCAAAATTAAATGGCTCTTTAGAATCGGTCGACAGCGAATTTTCTTTTATATTTTCTTTATCTTTATCTTCTTCTTTTTCTTCTTCTTTATCTGAAACAGCGACATAAGACGATTTATCGGGCGATTTTTGCTCAATTAGGTTCTTCTGTTTCTTTCTCCGGTTCTGCTGATATAGCCTGTCACGCTCCTTTTTCTTCTCATAAGCGTCAAGCGTTTGGTGCTTGTTCCAATTCGGAATAGTTATCACATTGTCAACAACTTCAATCATTCCAAACTCTTCAAAGGTCTTAAGCGCAAGCCTTACCGTGTTCAAATCTCTGCGGAAAATGGTGGCGAGCATTTCATCCGTGAACGGCAACTTGTTGCTCATCATAAATACACCGTTGTTATTCTGTTTTCCGGCAAGAATAAGAAGTTTGAACCAAATCGTAATGATGCTATCCGCACTCGGCATACTCTCAATCAGCAGAATCTTTTCATCATCAAAAACATCTGTTGTGATTTTAATCCACTTGACTTCTGCCATTTAATCACTCTCCTCATATGTATTTTCAGAAATCAAAGCCATAAACTTCTCATACTGTTTTTCAGAAACTTTGTTACCCTGTTTCTCCGGCTTCAAGCGGATTTCAAGGTGCTTTTCAGCGATATGCGATAATTCCTTGGCAAGGCTCTTTTTGCCTTGTTTAATTCCGTCATAATAGCCTTTTGCCGGACGGTAATCATCAATCTTTGCTTTACCCTCGCCCTGTGACCCACTCGTCTTATTCCGAAGCTGATAGCCATTATTTGCACAAAATTTGACATAATACTGCTCACGCTCATCAAGTTTATCTATCGGGCAGTGTACTGATGCTACATTCCATCCATATGGATTATCCTCTGAATAAAGTCCATGAGACTTTAAGCTAAGGTCTATGTGCTGATACCCAGAAAGGTGTTGTGACAATCTGGTTAAAATGTGCTTTGCCTGCCCCACGTAGGCATATCTAAACCCATTTTCGTCCTGCCTTGTCAAAATATAGATTCCGCTTGATTCATCAAGCCTTGGATTCAATGCAAGCCATTTCTGCTTGTTTTTAGCTTCGATGGCTTTTGCCTGTCTAAATTTCTTATAATCCAACTCAATCACTTCCTCTCCAATGGCTTCATGCTCATTTGAGCCACAAAATTTCCGTAACTCATTCCGGAAGCGCGTGCCATATGATTCACAGCCTTGATTGCATCATCCTTTTTCTTTGGCTTTCTCAAGCGTTCTTTAACGTCAATGCTAATGCAGTCTTGGCAATCAAACTTATTTTCATCTATCGTCATAAACAGCCTTCCGCATTTCGGGCATATTCTTTTATACACAATTCTTCCAGCCTTTTTAAAATTTTCTAAACTGCGCAGATCTTCTTGCACAGTCGGGTCTACAGTATTTCTGATCTGGTCGCTTCGGCTCAAATTCAACCATACAGTATTCACATAATTTCAATTTTTACCTCCAATCTTTTGTAAGGGCGGTGCGGTAAACGCACCGCCAAAACATGGCTTTCAATAAGCTTGTGATAACTATTATTCGCCAAACAAGATAGTTTCTTTTAGGCTTTCGCCAAGGTGTTTCAACCTAATTATTCTTTTTCAAGTTCCGCTTTGATGGTCTCAAGTTTTTTCTCTTCATATTCAAGACGTGCTCGGCAACTCTCAACAATAGTGCCCTGCCTGCTAATAAGCATTTCAACAGCTTTTTTCTTGTTTTTCTCCGTCAGAATGACCCTATCCCGGCTGTAACCGCTTAACACACCAATTTCGTCCTTGCGGATTCTCTGTCCTTTATATCCAAATTCGGATTTTTCAGTAATGATATACGTTTTTGGCTTTTCTTCTACGTCTGCTTCTCTACAAGAAAATTTATTGCCCCAAAAACTGTAAATGTATAATTTCGTCTTTTCTCCTTTCAGAACGGACAAAGGTTCATATCAACCTCTAGTCCTTTTTCTGCAACATAAACATTTGATCCATATTCAATTATTTCTTTCGTTCGTTGTAGGAATAACGCGGGATCTCCGCTTGTGTCCGATAAGTGTATTAAAACGACATTTCGTAAAGCTGGGTTGTCGTTTGTCTGAATAAATTTAAGTGTTGTATCAAGGCTCATATGACCTCGTAGGCGGTGTTCATAATTTGGCGTATTCCGGTCTACCAAGTCCATGCTGTAATTGGCTTCAACCATGATATGCTCAATATTCAGCTTTGAAAAATTGTACTTGCAGTATTCTAAGTCCGTTAAGAACAACAACTGCCCCATTTCCTCATGCTCGATTAAATAGCCGTAGCACTCAATTTCTGTATCATGCGGTACATTGAATGGGGTAACCGTAAAACTGCCGATTTGCCGTGGTCTGCGCGGTGGAATAGGTGCTGTACGTTCTCCGGTTATGGTTTCAAGTGCGGTCTGCGTTTCAAAAGCCGTGTAAACCGGAATGCCGGATTTCATGAAATCTTTTATGTATCGCGCATGGTCTCCTAACCATGCTCATGTGAGACGATGCATCCTGCGACATCAGAAATACGCCAATCAATCATTTTCTTAAAGTCCATAAATTTCACACCTGCTTCAATGGCAAGAATCTCACCACTGCTGCTGATTAAAGCGTAACTGTTGCCTGCTGATGATGAACCGCAACATCGCATAAGCATTTAAACCACCTCACTTTCCTTTAGTTTCCAAATATAACCACCGGCTTGTTTTCTTATCTTCCCCGGTTTGTATTCTTCTCCGTTTGCCACCTGCAAGATATTTCTTTGACAAATTCCTGTAAGTTCGCTTGCAATTTGTCCATTTGCATATTCAGCGATAAAATGTCCATCTGAATCATACTGTAAAATATGTTTAGGTCTTTCAAACTTATTGTAATTCATCATTCCTGTACTTATTTGTGGATGTTGTCTATGCGTTTCTATTCGGTGTTTCTTTGGATGTATAATTTCAAGGTTGGTAACAACATTATTCTGCTTGTTGTCGTCAATGTGATGAACATGGTAACCTTTAGGAATTTCTCCGATAAAAGACTCTGCCACCAACACATGAATTCTAGTACAACGTCGCTTTTTCTGAATTGAATCATAAAGGATAACACTCAGGTATCCTCCCTTTTCGTTCTTTTCAGAAAGAATATAACCGTCAGAATATTTTTTGAAACTCTTCAATCTTCCAAGGTTTGATACTTGATACACACCCTCAAAACCCTTTACCCATTTCCATTCTTCAACCAATATACCACCTCACTTTCTTAATACAAATACTGAAGAATCGGGTATAAAAACTGACCGAATATTATAAGAATCCACATAACTGGGATGAATACATCACTTTCCCAAACTTCCCCTCGCCGAATTTTCTTGTAAATATGAAATCCAATCATCCAAACAAGCCAAGGAATATATGCTATTAGTCCGAATAATACTTTTTTCATACCCTACTCCAATTCTTCCTCTGCCGGAAATTGAAAATATCCATTCAGATTGTTAAATTCCACACGTTCGCAAGTATCCTTAACTACCACAGTTCCAAAGCCGCCTTTCATAGCAGCCTTTAGCGTTTCATTGAAATCATCTGGAATATCCGCATTTGTGATAAATTTGCCTGCATATGCAACTCTAAGCATTTCCATGGCTTTCTTTGCTTTTTCTTCGGTGGAATATTCAGCAATTTGCATGTCATCAGTAAGCGACTCAACACCTGTTAAGTTTTTGTTCAGGAAATAAATCCTTGACTTGAATCTCTGAATAATCACCTCTTCGTATGGCATATCAAGCGTTCCGTCCTGTGATATAACTCTCATGGCAACCTCCTAATCTTTCATAAAGTCCGGCAAATTCTCGTCATTCTCTGCCGATTCAACAACTTCCGCTTCGACTGCTGCGCTTTCAACTTCTTTTGCTTCCGCATCTACAACAAAATCCTCTGAATTGGCGTTCTCGGCAATTTCTTCCTGCGTCTGCTGATAAGTTTCATCCATCTGCATAAGTGACTGTGTAGCCATAGCGTTAAGGTCTTTCGGATGCTTCTTGATTGCATTATTACGCATCTTGCGAATAATCATAGCTTCGGAAGTTTCTCTCCACGCCGCGCTCATATAAGGTCTTGCCACTTCACAAGCAAGCATTTCTTCCAATGTCTTGCATCCGAGAAGTGCACTGATAATCTCGTCCTTTTTAGCCTTAATTTCAGCCTTTTGCTTGTCGGTTGCCTTGCGCTTATTCTCGCAAATTCCAAACGTTTCATTCAAAAGATTGTTGCGCACATGAGCCAAAAGGTTTCCTTTCACGCCTTCACGTTCCGCAATCATGTATTCAATCTTTCCACCGTCCATCTCGACTGGATAAACTACACGGATTACTTTCTGCGACAATCCTTTTTCTTCCCACTCCGGCGGCGTAACTTCAACACCTCTGTGCTTCGGATATGTAAATTCATCCCCTTCTTTCACAAGCCATACCGGATAGACCTTTTTAACACCAACACCGAAATTACGGAGAAGTGCATCGTTTCCGTCTCCCTCAATACCCATTTCAACCTCTTTATACCAATTTCCATTGGCATCCTGCTTATTTCTCAACTGGAAATAACACTCTCTTGGCACGGCATTTGCATTAAGTTTAAGGCTGGAAACCTGCCCGATAACCTGTCTCAAATTAGAACCATTCAGATTTTTCATAGCCGCCTTATTCGATGTAACAAGGTTGTAAATGGCACTCATAGATGCCATAACGCACTGTTTGGAATAATCATCAAAGGCAAGACCATGTTCTGCGAAATCACGCTCCATAAGTCCGGTATACTGATTTGCATAAAATGAAAGTCTTGTATTCATTTCCTGCTTAACTGCAACTTCCTGTTTCTTTGTTTCTGCCATAATTATTTATTCCTCGCTTTCTCCGGCAGCTACCGGTTCCTCATACTTCTTCACAACCGACACCTTATCAGCACCGTATGTTTCTACCCACTTCATATCCACCGATTCATCCGTAACCGTCAGCTTTGCGCCCTTGGCATTTAAAACCATGTCTCCGGCTTTTACATCGTCTGATGTAGCAAATATATATGACCGGCTCTGGTTTGGATATTTTGCTTTTATGTAATTCATTCTGATACCTCCGCAATCTCTCCATTTTCAATCGTATACCAAGTATCCGGCTTGATAATCTCTCCATCAACCTGCACCATCTTTGCGCCGTTAAGAACCCATGCACTCTTGTTATTTCTGTCATATTCCGTATTGTCTTCTGAACCAGTGTATTCCCAGTCTGCAAAAACAAGAAATGCCCCAAGAACGCCCTTTGCTTTTGATTTGTAACCCCAAGCAACAGCTACTGCATACTTGTCTTCTGCCGAGGATGCTCCCTTGTATCCGGTTGCCGAGGATGCTCCACAGGTGCCGGTTGCCGAGGATGCTCCGTAGTCTCCGGTTGCCGAGGATGCTCCCTTGTATCCGGTTGCCGAGGATGCTCCGTAGTCTCCGGTTGCCGAGGATGCTCCGTAGTCTCCGGTTGCCGAGGATGCTCCCCTGTATCCGGTTGCCGAGGATGCTCCGTAGTCTCCGGTTGCCGAGGATGCTCCCTTGTATCCGGTTGCCGAGGATGCTCCGTAGTCTCCGGTTGCCGAGGATGCTCCGTGATTTTCATCACTTTCAGCTTCCTTATTCACTCTTTTTACCGTATATTCGATTGCAGCTTTAACCAGTCCCGCAATGCTGATTTCTGCTCCGATCTTAATTTTTGTAGATGCTACCTTAGTATCATCATTATGTTTCCGGATTTCTCCGCTCTGCTCTACCTCGTGATATACATTTTCAGAAGGAGAATAATATCCAAAACAATCCAGCGGATACTCGCAAGCGTGAAATCCACGATTGCAAACTTCTACGCTTTCTTCCTCGTATTCCTTTCCCTCTTCGTACTGAAAGCCACGACAAGTCATATCTTTATTAAATCCTTTGTATGTTTTAATACTCTCTCCCATCTAAACTCCCTCACTTTCTGTATTTTTGATTGGCATATCCAATGTAATCGCAACATCTCTGATAAACTCGTCCGGAATATAGATACCTGCCTGCACGCATACCGCATATTGCACCTTTGCAATACTTGTAATATCAGAACCTTGCTTTTCCATTGTCTTTGTCAGAACTTTCAGCAGGTTAGCCACGCCGCCATGCGATTGCGGTGTTTTCCTTGTTGACATGCTCCGAATTTCTTGAATATCTGCTTTCATATTTTCCATGAATTTATTTCTCCTATCATCGAACCATTTTTCAAATACATTCCACAGTTCTAAGAAACAGTCCGTTTTAAGTATTGCATCTTCGATTCTGTTGTAACTTTCCGAGAGAAATAGGCTTACTATCTGCCTTGCGTGCTTTTCAAAATATAATTCACAACTAGCTCTCAAAAAGTACCGATACCCAAAACCACATCTTCCATTAAACCAAGAAAACGAGTACCATGTGTTACCTTGGAAATACGTGTCGTATTTCGTATCCCACTCGGTAAACATTGGTTCTTCGCCCTTTCTATGTACCAATCGCATAACGCATTTCTTGCGGAATACTTCTTTGCACATGGACTTAAATGTATCCATACAAACCCTTTCAGTTCCAATTTCAAGCGGTTCTCCTGCTTCCATGTATTTGTCAATGATTTCGATTGCCTTTGCATTTATTGGATAGTCCATATCACATAGCTTCAACTTTCAACTGCTTATCCTCTGATACTGTCAGAAGAATTAACTGTGTATCAACAGCAGGTACATATTCATCATTGATACTTTCTGCACCATCAAGGAAAATCGGAACATACATATTAAAGAACTTCTGAAAACTGTTGCAAATATCAATCTTCGCTTCAATTTCCCTGCCAGTGTTAGTCGTGTCACCGAACACCTTGTAAATGCCAGCTTCTTCATCAAGCACCGTAGGAATACAAACTTCCTTATATTCTCCGTTCTTCTGGAAATCGAACAACTTCCAACGCACAATACCGAAATGCTGATTGATTTCTTCGACAAGTAACTCATTCTTTCGTTTTGAAACTTCTTTGAGCTGATAAAGAATCCTCTCGGCATCTGTCTTTGCTTGTCCATACTCGCGCTGTTTATGTTGCATATCTGCAATCTTGTCATCAATTTGAACATTGTTTTCAGCCTGTGCGATAATCTTATTTACTTCATCAAGCTGGCTCTTCAATTTTTCCTTATCAGCTTTTGCGTAATCAGCCACCTTATCTTTGCCCTTGGACTCTAACTCTGCAATATCAGCAAGCAATTTATCCTGTTTAGTCTTTAACTTGGCATATTCAGCGTTCTGCATATAATCAGCGCAAGACGGAATCTTAGAAATCTGTTCATCAAATCCATTGATAATATCAATTTCTTCCGCTTCATTCAGTTTCAAGGTGTTGATTGTGTTTTCTAATTCCTTGTTATTCTCGGTCAGCTTCTTAATCATTTCAGCACACGCATTTCCATCATCAACAATCATGGCAAGTGTTTTCGCGTGTTCTTCATTAAATATTTCGATTGCATCTGCCTTTCTCTGCGAAAAATCGGCTCTTAAAGACTCTATTTTATCTTCTGGCAACTTCTGACCGCACAGTGAACAAACAGTGCTATTTTCATCAAATACCCACTTGGAATCATCAAACTTCTTTTCCTTTTCCTCTTTGTACTTTTTTACAAGGTCGGCTTTCTTAATAGTCTGTTCGGAAATTGTTTTCTTATTTCTTTCAATGGAATCCTGCGCTTTTCTGATAGATGAACGAACATCCTCTAACTTCCGTTCGTGGTTATATTTTTGATTTTCAATCTCACGTTTCTTGCTTGAAAGTTCGTCATTCATGGTCTGCGCGATAGCGGACATTTCAAACTGACAATGCATTTCTTCGCTGCGCATTTCATCAATCCGAACATCAGATTTCGCCATTAAATCTTCAAGTGCTTCAATCTTTCTCTCTAAGTCGGCTTTCAATAACTCCTGCTCCGCCACATCTACATCAACCTTTGCTTTCTCCAGCCCGATGATCTGATTTGGAATAGCGTCTAACTGCTCAACCGCCTTTTTCTTGGAAGCGTTATTCATGGCTTCAATTTCCTCGAATTTATAAGATTCAAGTAGTTTTGCAACATCGGCTGTATCTTTGCACATTTGCGCAATCTCTAAATCTGTTTTTGCACTTGCCATAGCGAATAAGGATTTTCTCATTTCATCCTGTTTTTTCTTCAACGACAAATCCTTAGTGAACACATTCGGGTGCGAACAAATGAGGAATTTATCAAACTCAAATCCTAATTCTTCCAGATATGCCTTAAAATCACGTTCTGTCTTAGGCACAGAATTGATCTCATATGTATTTGTGATTGTAATTTTCGAAACTCCATTTTTATCCGGCTTTCCAACTTTTCGCTTCTGCATCTTTGAAAGAGTGATTTCTTTTCCACTTACATCAACATCTGCAGTAACGGTCGGAATGCAATCTTCTACATTGTCCGGTCTGATGTTCGGGTTGCTTGTAAGTTCATAGTTCTTATCAGAAATCAGCCAGTACCATGCCGCCCCGATTGTGGTCTTTCCTCTACGGTTCATGCCGGAAACCCTTGTTGTCTTTCCGAATTCGTATGTCTTATCCTTTACACCTTTGAAATTTTCAATATGTAACGATTTTAAAATCATTCGCATTTTTACACCCCCACGATTCCTTTTATTGATAACTCATATGTAACTTTTTCCACAACGTGACCATCTTTACACGTTTTCTTGTATCTCCGGCTCTGTAGTCTGCCGTAAACGCTAACCCTATCTCCTATCGAAAGAGTATTTGTGTATTCCGCATTATCACTCCACGCAATGCAGGTGATCAAATCCTCTTTTCCGTTTTCTCTTACGTTTTTGAGTTTCAAATCACAGATTTTACGACCAAGTGGCGTTTCTCTAAGTTGCTTTTCCTCGATAATTCCATCAAGGCTTACTTCATTCAAAGGGCTATCATCCTCTGGTTTTGTGATTGTATCAGCCATAACATATGTAAGAATGGCTTCTCCAGATCCGGTTTTTACGTGCCGGGTAATTATCTTTCCCTTGACACATACCGTTCCGCTAATTTCTGTATCGCTGATTTCTTTGTCAAACAGTACCGGAAGTATATCTGCAACACCGCTTTTTCTTTCAACTCCGATGAAAAATTTATAAAAAATCTTACCGCTTGATTTATGACTTTCCCTTGGTGCTGATACAACATCACCGATCAATGTTACTCTGTTCTCCATTGCTTCTCCTTTCCATTTCTCTTACGAGAATATTTTCAAAATTTTCTTTATCATCCTGTTTCTTTCGTTTCCCTGCCAAAAGTTCAGCAAGCATACGTTTTTCTTTCGTGGAACATCTCGTGCCACTTATATACACAACGCCTACCATGCATCCTCTCTCATTCTGCGTTTTCTCTTAATTCGCTTGTCAAGTTCGGCTCTCTTTCTGTCTACTTCCGACCAATAATACATGATTGCCGCAATTACTGCCCCGGCTACAAATTTAATAGCCGACATATTCCCGACCGCGCCCTCACCATCCATATAACACGCGGCAACTAAGGAATACTCCATTGCAACCGCGCCTATGATGAATTGAATTACTTTTTTCATTCATGCTCTCTCCCTTTATCGCGTTCTTCTCCCTGCTCACTATGTTTCGAAGCAGAACTCTCTACCATTCCAAGAACATATCCTTTCTGAAAATCTGTCATATTCGGAATGGCATCACGAAGTTTTTCAACAACGCGCTTTTCCTTTTCACTCATTGAATTCACTTCCTTTCATGCGCAATATCTGATTTCGTACTCTGCTACAATGTTCAAGTCGCATCCGAAAATATACATTAAAATAGGAAGAAACTAATTTCTTTTGTACTTCCCATGCCAAATCATCCGTGAACGACTTGGCCAACATTAGATAGCCCTGTTCGGTAAAAAGATACATTCCGTTAGGAGCGGTTACACCAAATTCCCCCTTGGCTTCATCCGAATTTCGGACGAAGTAATCTTCTCCTAAAATAAAGTGTTTCTTATTGTCGTTAAATATTTTTCTCGCTGTTCCGTCTGGTCTTTCATGTACCATGTCAATGTCCTTAAATGTGACCACTCTTTCCCCTTTGTACTCTTTGATGGAAATATCTGCATTTCCAATGTGTACCAAATTATCCATATTTTCACTCCTTTCTGTGGTATAATTCCCTTATCATCAAATAAGGAGGTGATACAATTTGAAATACTTTTTAATTTGCGATTTTTCTACAATATCCTGCGACCGAGAAAAAATGGCAAAGATATTAGTCGAAAATGATATAACGTTCGCAAACATCAATAATTTCTGTTGGGAACTAAATGTTCCTGAAACGTTTGGCAATCCGCTATGCGACACAACAGCAGAATCTATTCACTGTCTGTTTTATCAGTACACTCACAAGAACTCTCTTCTTCTTGTGGTAAAAGCAAATGAATATTTTCCAAACGGAGATTAGGGTATAATCTCTTTGTTTCTTCATATACGGTTTTGGTTTTCAGCCACTTCCGCATATGGAGAACCTGTTCCATGACATCCATATCGTGAATATCCACTTTGTTTAGAATCTTCTGCAATTCCTTTTCCATTCCATTAAAATAGGAAACCGGAACAACAATTATGTCATTTGCTGATTTAATCTCTTTCATGTTCTCACCTCTTTCCTGTTCATTTGATGTACATACAATAGCACATTAAATATACATTGTCAATAGTTTTTGTTGACTTAATGAACATTTAATGTTAATATAATTGTGAAAGGAGGGTAAAGGATGAATGAGAGAATAAAGCAAGTTCGGTTATCGACAAAATTAAGTCAAACCGAATTTGCAGAAAAAATTTTAGTCTCACGATCTGCTGTATGCAAAATGGAAAGCGGAGAAAATTCTCCATCAGAACAAACTGTTAAATTGATTTGTCAAGAGTTTAATGTCAATGAAGATTGGCTTCGCACCGGAAACGGAGAAATGTTTGTTGAATTATCAAAAGACGAACAGATTTCAGCAATGCTTGGAGAAATCCAAAGATTAGGTGATGAAAACTTTAAGTATCGACTTGTTTCTGCATTGTGCAAATTAAGCGAAAGCGATTGGACAGCCTTAGAAAATTTAGTAGATATGATTTCAGACAAAAAGTAAAAAAGAGCCAAGGGCAATGCGCAGACCCTTGGCTCTTTTCCTATTTTAATAAGTTACTTATGTATGCATATATGGTTTTTAACCAATGCAAATTTTCGCATTTTTCAATAAGTTTAATGATTTCATTTTTGTAGTACTCTTTTCCCAACCTAAAACCCCCAATCATGTGCCCTATGTAGCGATACAGATATTATATTCAATCCCCAATTATGGGCGGAGCCATGCCAAACCCCACCCATGCCAGAACTTGAAGTGTCCTTTCGGACAAGTCCATAGTATCACTGCAATATGCATGATTTCAACATTTTTCGGTCGCAAGTTTCGACAGGAAATGTCATTGCAGAGAAGCGGAAAGCTGTTTCTCAATCTCTTCTTGCACTTTTGCGCGCCAACGCATCGGCACTTCATCAATCGTCATTTTCTTTTCTACAAGAATACGTCTCACGTAGAATTTAACCATATCCTACACCTCACTTTCTGCGGTAATGCTTGCCAATTCTTCGATTGCTTCTGCGTTTGCTTCGTGTCCTGCTTTAAGCTCATCAATTGCCTTTTCCATTTCCGTTTTTGTTCGCAACCTGATAGTAACCGTGTAGGTTCCATCTTCCTTGCCGGCCTCGTCCGTATTCGGTGCGTATGTAAACCCATCTGATTTCAGATCGGTGTACTTTCCGGATACCTCATTATTGTGTTTAAATGTTACTTCCGCAATGTTGTCTGCAGTAAAAGCATCCGTGATCGTTTTAATGGCTTCGAAGTTCTCGGCTTTGATCTGGATGTTTCCAAGGCTTGCCCCATCGGCAATCTCAAAGCTGGTCTGATCTTTCAAAATAATTTTATCCATAATTTTTTATTCCTTTCTATGATAAAAATGGTTTATAAGTTACGTTCGAATATTTGTTCGATATATTTTCTTAAACGGCAGTTTAAAAAATAGCCAAGAAATACGATTGGATACTGGAATATATTTTGGTTATTCTGGTCATATTGGTTCTCTGAGATTTTCAAGTGCGAATATCTCAAACGGACAAAAAATACAGCTTCCTGACGGAATAGTAGATATATTAGGAACAGGACTCGCTATTGCCAAAGGCTCAAATAATATATATGTAATAAGTGTTGGCGATGCAAATATACAAATTCGAGATAATAATTGGAATATTGTACAGTCCATTGAAAATATTCGCGGAGGATTGGTTGTTAACGTTGTGTATTGATTTAAATACTGTCTGCAAGATCAACACTACACACAACTACTTCTCCATCAGCTGTTTCAGGAACAATTTTAGCATCACTATAAGCTTTTGCTGATGTAATATATGCGGGGAATGGGATATTCAATAGCGTCTGTGTTTCATTATCATACCCACGGCTGAATACGTCAAAATATAAAATGCTAGATTTTCTAACAACTCTAACTTTTGTTAAATTTAATGTCCCTATACCAAAACTAGAAATTTTGGCTTTGTCAGAATGCACAAGAATTATTTTTACTTTATGAAAGCATCCGACTTGAATGTCCCACGTTTGTCTTAGCATGATCTCTATAAACGTCGATGCCGCACCTTTTGACCCAGCGTCGTTCATAAAAACAGCTTCTGCAATTCTACACCAGCCCGCACCCAAACTACCTATATGTAATTTAGTGTATAATTTAATTTCAGATGTTGGATTCAATGCACTTATATCGTTTTTAGTAGCAACATTATTTAAACTGCCGTTTATTTCAGTGATTTTATCATCCAAAGCCTTTCCCTGTCGGGCATCCAGCCCGAATCCCGCTTCTGTAGTGGTAAGGTTGTTGATTAAGTTTGCAGCTGGGAACGCACCATTGATTTTATCTTTTAAAGTGTCAGCCAACTTGATAACATTGTTGACCTGATCCATTGTGAGTGTTGTTCCATCAATGCTGACCTTAAGGGTTCCATCTTCCGCAACTGTAAGTCCATCTGCTGGCTTTACCACACCGGCTTCATCAGCCGTAGCAACACCACCAGCACCACCCACAATCGATTTCGACCAATACTCTGTATTGCTCGTTGCCGTTCCTGCCGGAACTTCTTTTTTCGCAAAATACAGTGTATTGTTATATGTCACTGCATCCAATCTCTTATATGTAGCATCTGCGCTCCAATCGCCTTTTGGCACAATTGCTACTCTTCCTGCTATAGCCATTTAAGCCACCTCCCAATTCAAATTTCCGTCATTGTCAACGAAAAAGTTATATGCCGCATTGTCCATGTAAATCAACTCCCCATCCTCATTCACATCAAATTCTGTCATTGTGAGTTTCTTGTTAATCTCGTTTTCGATTTCCTGCGCTCGGTCTGCGCTGTCCTTGGCATCTGTGGCAGATTTTGCAGCCTTGGTTTCGGACTCTCCTGCACTTTTGGCAGATGCTACAGCCTTGGCAGATTCCACTTTAATATCTGCAAGATAATCCGGGCGCAGATGCTTTTCTTGGATACTTCCCTCTTTCACGATTGCGGACACCTTACCGTCACTGCCGATTTCAAATGCAATCGTATCAGAGTCCAAGAACTCGTACTGCGTGATTAGCGCGGATAAATCCACATTCTGTACTGTGCCATCATCCAACGTGATTACCAACTGTTGTGTCTGCGGACTGTACTTGAAGTTTACCGCCAGCTTTTCCAACTTGGTATCAATCATAGCCTGTGAACCGTTCATCTTAACGACCGTCAGCGTTCCGTTGGATTCATCCCAAAGGATTTCCTTTACAAGTTCGTTAGCCTTGGTCAAGTCAACTTTCGTGGTATCAAGTGCGCACACACGATCGTCGATTGCATCAATGCCGCGCTCTATGTTGTTCATCCTATACTGATTAATCGCGGTCTTTTCACTTGGAAAATTCTCCCAATATTCGCGGTTATAGATTTTCTGATATGCCATATGATCACTTCCTTTCTAACGCGGATAATCGTTGTTCAAAGTCTTTCATCTGTTTACTCAAGTTTTTGTTTTCTCGCTCTAACTCTTCGATTTCCTTTTGTTGATTTTGGATCATCTGTATGTGCATTGCATGGAGATTTTCCTTGTCGATTTTCCATGTCTTTGAATCTCCGTGAATTGCTTTTTCATCCTCTTCGGCATCTTCTTTTAGTACAAGTCCGCTATCGGACAATCCGGCATCCTGCAAAATCTTCTCTAAATCCTGCGCAATTAAGCCAAACTGTAAGCCTGTGTGTTGCGTGATATACCCGTCTTTCCACGTATACTCAACCGGTCGCATTGCCATATAAACGCTTTTAATATCCCTTAATGATTGTATATTATTTTTCAGCCTTTTATCGGAACTCGGAATAGAAATCAAAAGACCCTCGATATCCAAGGTGCTTTCCCTTGAACCAAAATCAGACATTTTATTAAAGTGTCTAGGCGAATACTTGGTTGTAGAGTTATTATTAAGTGTATAGTCTACATCTGTAAAATACCCACTTGGCAATTCGCTTTTAGTTGCGTAGTTGCTCAGCGAATTGTCAACATAACTTTCTGTCGCCAAGTTTTCCCCGTTTGCATCTGTAACAGATAATAAGTCCAACTTAACATTCTGCAATAACGCATTATTTCTTCCGTCATGCCCTAATATCTCTACACCAGATACCTCACCACTGTCAAAAAGCAGAGATTCTATTATATGTACTCGTCCGCTACCGTCTAGTTCAAAGTTGTTACATTCTACAATTAATCGGTTTCCGCGCAACACAATCTGGTCAGCACTTGCATTAATCATCGAAATAACCTGGTCGTTCTCATCTCTGCCTAACTTCAATTCCAGTGATGCGTCTAATTGCCCTTCCGCTTTTTGTGCACGATTGACTTCTGCAACAATGCTTTTTGTGGTCTGCTCAAACTTGGTATTTGTCTGTTCCTCTAAATCCTCGTATGTGGATTGAAGATGGTCTGCGTTCCTCTCTAACTTTCCGGTACGTCTTTCCACGCTTTCAATCGTGTCTCTGATAGAATTAACCTTTGCAGAGTGTGTCTGCGTGCCCTGTGCCGAGATTGAATCTCTCTTGCTTTGCACTCCGGTTAGCGTGCGTTGCAATAGATACGTTTCAACAATCTCTCTTGTGGTATTGAACCGGATGGGTTCTCCAAGTGTCAGACATGGATTTCCGACACAGGTGCAACTTTTAATCGGTGTGTATGCCGCCTGTGCCATAATAGGCAATAGGTTATTTGCAATCTGCTCCAGCTCCGCTCCGGTCTTGTCCGATACAAGAAAATTTCCTGTAATCGAATAGTTGTTTCCGGCAGTTCCAACAATAGCACCCGCAGTATCGTCACTTGACTTAATTTCAAGCTGTGTAATCGCCTGTGACTGGAAATCCTCATAATCAAACGTAATATAATGTCCGGTCATGGATTCCGTGTTGGCATCACTTGGAAACAGATCGTCTCTTGGAAACAAATCTTCTGCCGGATAAAGTGCGCTTGTGATTGCTTTCAGAAAGACATACTCAAACTTGCCCTCTCGGTTGATATTACCAAAGCATCCGTTAATCTCACAGATTGCCGTTACAACGGTTTTTCCACTGATAGCGGACTCTTCTGTGACCGCGCTTGAATCGTCCGTCTGTGTTGCTACAATCGTCTTATTGACCGTCATGGAATCATTGACAAGGCTCGTTTCAACTTGCGCAATTCCAAGATGCGCAAAGAAGCTATTTCGGAACTGCTTAAGTGTCATTGGAAAACTAAGTCCTGCATACCAAGACTTTACATCCGTATTGATAATGTCATACATTGCGTCATATGCCGTAATCTGCCGTTTTGTGCGGTCAGCCGTAGGAACATCGGATGCAACCTTAAAAACTCCGTATGGCATCGGATTTTGGCTATCTCCGTCAATCGTTTCTTCGATAGAGATTGTCTTTCCAATAATGTTTCCTGCGGTGTTTCGTGCTGTGAATTTTACACAATTCGCTTCGCACGCTCCAAACTTTAATTCAGATTCCGAACAAAGACTTTCTTCGAGCGCAAACGTACCGATTTCAAGCATCGAATTGTCTATTTTCTGATTCGTTCCAACAACAGATATGACCATCTGTTTATCTGTCGCGGAATCCCAATACTTTTCTTTCAAATTGCTATTTATCATACACACCGCCTATAAATGAAAACTTGATTGCGTCATACTTAATCTTCCCATTTGCCACAGAATAGAACGTAGGCTGAATATCAGCGATATATCCGTACTGTGTCACATATCCGCGTTTTTCCGGCACGTATGCCGTGATATAGCCACCGCGCTCCTTTGCCTTGGTATAGTTCTTCTCAATATTCTTCCAAAAATCATCAAACTGCTTTTCGGTCAGCATGGCTTTGGTTTCAAATTCGACCTTTAGGGCTTTCAGTTCCACGGCATCACGATGCTCATATCCGTTTTCATCCGTCCAAGGGTCTTTGTCCTGCATATTTACATAGGAACTAAACGTGTCCTGCTTTATTAAATTGTTCGGTATGGTATAATTCCCAAACTTTACTAAATATCCGCCATATCCCATCGTTTACCTCCTAAAAATTGGTATAAAAATAGCACCTACCGTTTGGTAGATGCTATCCATTTGATTAAATTTTAAGCTACTACTGATTCCCATTCAGATTTCAGCTTTTCTACATCGTTTTCAAAAAGTTTGCAAGCGATTTCGTACAACTGCGGAATCATTCCCATTTCCCTGTCGATATAATCCATCTTGTTTCTTACTTTTGGCTTGAGTGTGCACCCTTCCATCCTTGATTTAAGGTTGCAGTGATATTTCCTTTCAAATTCTCCATAAAGCAACGAATAGCGTTCTTGATACTTTCCATCGGCACCAAAACGGACAATCTGCGTTATCCGCTGTCTCTTGGTCGCCAAGTCAATATCATCAACAAGTCCGATAATAACATCTTCCTTATGGATGATTTCTTTCTGCTGTCTTTTAATGGTTTCATTCTGCTCTCTAACAGTTTTTAATGTCTGTGAAAATATCAGCTTAGTGTTTTCATCTGCATACGGTAGGTAAGTGGAAATAAATAATTCATCATTATTGACATACCCACCTGTTTTACGTATTGTAGGGAGAACCTCGGATGTTACCCACTTGCGAAACTTCTTTGCGTTCGGTTTGTCACTCCGAAGAATAACCGCATATAAGCCGGATTCAGTAACAAACCAAGTTTCTCCTTGACGGGGTAAGTTTAACTTACGTCGTTCATCCTCGTCTAGTCTATCAGCAACAATACGGCTGTTTGACATTTCCAATGCCCTGCAAACATCAACAAGGCAAAACATCGGTTCATCATCGACCATGGACATTCTAATCTGTCCGAATATCGGATTCTCAAATACCTCAATGCTATTTTGAATCTTAAGCATAAGTTGTGATTTTTTCATTCGTGTCTACCTCCATACATTTTTATCTGAATAAAAAAGAGGAAACCGGTTGTGAAATCACATTGGTTTCCTCTTTCGTACAGTATGGCGTTCGAGTAAGTAATCCGCATCTTCACGGATAAGGTTGTTTCCTTAGTAATAAGGATAGACTATTTTTGATTTTGTGTCAATCCGATTTTGGAATTAAAATAAGCCGTGTTTCCACGGCTTAAGTGTCATTCATTTTTTAATCTTTACTGCAACCAAGTATATGTATATGCTTCATCAACATATATCTTATAACTGCTCGGATAGATCGTATCGTAATTTGAATCGTACGGAAAACTAAATGAAAAATAATCTGTATCTCCATTCTTTTCACATTCTGCATAATGATAATCATATTTGATCAAGTTTCCAGATGCATCATACATTACGCAAGAAATTTTCACAAATGAAAAATCTTTTCCGGAATCGTTTGTAGCTTCAACCGTAACATTATCTGCTCCAATGTCCGATTGAACCATTATATTGCGAACATCACAAACAGCATTTGTTGCTTCATCAACACTCAACGACATTTTATAGTTATCATAAGAAACATCGTTATAATCAGAATCGCTCGGTGCGTCAAAATAAAGAACACATTCCTTACCGGATTCAAAAGCTCTGTTACAATCGCTTTTGCTATCCAGCATTTTACCGTTTTTGTAGTATACAAGTTTTGCGTCCAGATCAACATTTACCTTGTTGTTGTTTTTCAAGATAGCAACAACTCCATGGCCACTATCTTGGTATTCAATTGAGATGTTTTTCTTTACCTTGTTCGCATTAAAGGAAGAAGTGACGGTAACTTTGCAAGAAAGCGTTTTCTTTGCAATTTTTGCTTTTACGTACGTTGTTCCTTCCCCAACCGCCAGAACCTTTCCAGACTTGTTTACAGAAGCAACATATTTATTGCCACTACTCCATTTAGCAGTTTTCCTCATTCCGCTTATCTTTAATGTTGCGGATTCTCCAATTTTTAAATTAAGAGTCTTTCTGCTTAATTTGATAGTTGCCGCCTGTGCAACAATCTGTTTCCCATCTGCATTTTGGATTGGCATAGCCGAAATCAAAACGGCAAATGCCAATCCCATCGCTACTAATATTTTTTTTGTGCTTCTCATAATGACTCCTTTCTTGTGATATGATTTATTTAGAATTATATCACGTTCTATTATAGAAGTCACTAAAAAACATATACATTGTCTCCGGTTCGATTGTAATGTTCTCTACCATAATCCCTTGCAGCTTTTCCTATGTCGCTTGTAGTAATTCCGAAATTTTTCTGTAAAATAGCTTGCAATAACTGATTTTGCTGTCGCAATAAGGAAACCTCTTGCGCAGATGTTGAATTGATAGCATCTTTGATTCCAGTAATTTCTTGGCTTCCTGCGACCGCCGGCTTACCTCCGACCGTTCCCATAAGTTCCGGAAGCCCGTTTTCTCCAACTGTTGCTATGCTATATTTATCCATAAAACCGCCCGTTGCATAAGCCTTTACTTTAGGTAGGCTCACTTTCGGCACAAGATCGACTCCGCTCCACTTTACCTTTGCTACTTTAGCCGCCGCAGAAACAACACTGTTGAACCCTCTCAAAACGGTATTCACTCCACCGATCAATGAATTTATTGCTGTTTCAATTCTTGAAATTACGGTGTTCATTGCCCCGGCAACACCACTTTTCACGCTATTCCATAATTTGCTGAATATTTCAGCTACACTTTCTTTCATCTTCGAGAAAGCATTTTTTATCGGGGTGGTTACATGTTCTTTAAACCAACTAGAAACACTATTCCACGCCCCGGTTACCGCTGTTTTTGCCGCGCTAAAAGCTTTCTGAATAGATTCTTTTGCTGAGCTAAAAGCATTCTTGATAGGTGTTGTAACATGCTCCTTAAACCAACCGGAAACCACCGCCCATACCGATTTTACAGTTGTCCATAGAACCTTGAATGCAGTTGATACTGCCGATTTCAATAATTCAAAGTTCTTCTTTATTGGCTCAATGACTTTTGTTTTAAACCAATCAGAAACAACAATCCATACCGCCTTGACAATAATCCACAATCCTTGAAAGATTTGACCAACTCTTTTCGAAAATCCTTGGAAAAATGAAACAATAGGAGTTATAACATTAGTATTGAACCATCCAGAAACTGTTTTCCATACACCGGATATATCTTTCCATAAAGAAGAGAAAAAACCGGAAACAGATTCCCATAATCCCTTAAAAAAACCGCTTATTGGCTTAATCACATTAGTATTAAACCAATCTCCTGCTTTTGAGAAAATTCCTTTTATTTCTTTCCAATGATCCTTGACTACTACAGCCGCCGTTGCAACACCGGCTACTATTCCTGCGGTAATCGCTGCAGGTGCTGCCGCTACCCCTAAAATAACCGCTCCGACTGCCGTAATCGTAACTCCGACAAGCATAAGTGCTTCATTAAGCCAACTGAATCCGTTCTTTAACATGGTCACAAAGTTTGATATTGCAGTAAATTCGCCAATCGCAACAGAGCCAATCCCGGTTATAGCTTTTGCTACCGGGCTGATAAAAGAAAGTGCGCTCTCTGCCGCACCGCTACCGAATAAAGCTTTGACACCAGCTGAAACAGTTGTTCCAAGTGTAGCAAACGCCCCACCTATTTTTTTTGACAAAGCGGTAGACAATACTGCCGAGATTCCCTCATTTGCCGCAATTTCAACGCCAAGCCTTGATGCAAGTGAACCAGCTATTGCTTTTGAAATGGAAGTTCCGATTATATCAAGTGCGGTTTTTGCAAGATGCAATCCAAGGATTTTTTTGATTGTCAACGCACCGATGATAATTCCAACCGTCTTTACGTCTAAGTTGCTTAAAAACTCCTTTGCTCCGTTCCAAACATCCTTCCAGGAAATTTTACTTAATGCCGTAGTGACCGCATCAAATGCCCCTTGTGCCCATGCATTAAGCGTTTGAGCCAATAATGCAAAGTCAAAGTTTTGGAAAAACTTGTTGATTCCATCCGCAATTGAATTTCCGAATTGTTTCCAATTAAACGTTGTGCCAAACGAATCTAATCCATGAAGCACCGTGTTTAATGAATTTGCAATCAGTTTTCCGGTTTCTCCGAAAAGTGTTGTACCTTTCTGACCCTCAAATAGTCCATTAAGGAATTTGGCTAGTCCCCTTCCAAAACCTTCGGCTTTTGCATACACTTTTTTCCATTTAATTTTTTTCATTGCGTTAATTAACGCACCGGAAATTGCTTTTCCAAGTCCTTCAAGGTCTTTGATGTTGCTTTTGAATTTCTTAAAGATCGTGTCGGTCTGAACCAACTTTCCGGTATCTCCACCACCAGAACCGCCAGCACCAGAACCGCCACCGCTTCCACCGCTTCCAGAACCGGAAGTGTTATCTTTACTCTGCTTTGAAATAACCTTTAATTCATCAAATGCACGAGTTGCCTGTTGGATTTCCTTTTTTGCTTTCTTGGCATTTTTTGCGATACCACCCGTGTTTTTCCCTGCGTTTCCTGCGGCATTGCTTAAATCGTCCATGCCGTCAGATGCGCTTCCAATATCATCAGCAAGACCGCTGATTCCTGCCCCTTTGCTTGCTTCATATCTCCATCCAAAGATAGAACCTAAAGCATTTGTTACCATTTCCGCAAAAGAAATCACCTTCTGCAAAACTGCATTAAGCACCTTGATAAATGGCTTAAATGCATTGATTAAACCACCACCAACAACCGCTCCAAGTGCTTTGAAGTTCTCTTTAAGCATGGTTATCTGGTTATGCCATGTATCGGCTGTACGTGCGAAATCTCCGGTGATATTGGTTGTATGCGCAAGCACATACTGATAACGCAACATAGCCTTTTCAGCCTGTGTCATTGAGGAAACGTTTGCATCAAGCCCTTGCTTTAATGCCCATTCCTTTAATGTTGCCTGTGTCAAGTCGATACCATAACGCCGCATAGGTGCCGTAGTACCGGAAAATACAGATTGCAGACTCTTGGCAATATCTTCTTGGCTCACATCATAGAATGAAGCCATATCTCCGGCTAATTCTGTCAACCGGATAGACATTTTTGCCATCTGCCCTTGCGGAATATCAAGGGCGGTTCCCATTGCTTGGAAACGGCTTGCAAACTGTTTCGCAGACAATTCGGACATACCAAATTTTTCAATTGATGTTTTTGCGAAATTGTTAATTAGGCTTTCATACTGCCCGAATGTCTGCCTTACAACATTCTCAACCTCTGTCAGTGAGGATGATATGTCAATGGCATCTCCAAGTAGCCTAAATCCACGGAATAAAGCCCAGTACGTTGCATACACTTTTCCGATTGCAGACGCAAGGGAAAACGACTTCTTTGCTACAACGGATGCACTTGAACTAAATCCGCTAAATGAGCTTGTTATACTCTTTGCCGCCGTTCCTGCCGCTCCGCCTGTTCTTGCTAACTTCGCCAATGCATTTGTCATGTCAATAATATTCCGGCTTACACTAGGGGCTTTCGACAGTTCGGACATAAGCTGTCGCATTGCCGTGGCAAGTTTCGGGATATTTTCAATTGCCTTGGTGGAACTCTGGTAGCCAAGCTGTTTGATTGCAGACGCAAGGTCGGTCAGACCCTTAACGGATGCCGACATTCCAGAAATCCCTTTTAATGCATTGGAAATCTGACGCATAGAACCAGCCGCGGCATTAATCTGTCTGCTGTTGATAGAGCCTAATCTGTTTACATTTCTTGCAACCGCAGAAAAAGTCCGTGTATCAATTCCACGCATTGCCGTCATTGCCCCTGCAAGTCGGTTTACTCCTGTGGAAAGACTATTCAGATTTCCGGTACTAAGCCCAGAAAGCGCGGAAGATAATCGCCCAAGTCTTGTCACAAGCGCATCTATCTGACCGCTTGCCTGTTGTGCCTGTGCTTGGATTTTTATTTCAAGAGACTCTAATTCCATTTATCCACCAACTTTCTACATAAGAAAAAGACGGTAAGATTTGACCCTTACCGCCCTTGAATTACTTTTTCAGTTTTCCCTTTTTCAGAAGAGAAAGCATTTTTGAATTTTCCTCTGATGTAAACTTAAAATTGGAAAATCCGTTCTTTTTTGCGATTTCCGCACGATGTTCTTTCGACACATCATCTTCCCCAACCGCTTTTAATGCTTCAACTATTGAACCGGAATTTCCGGTATACTTCGGATAATACTTGGTTTTGCATTTCTTTGCGCCTTTTACAACAATAACTGTGTGCCCTTTTATGCGTGTCACAAGAATATCTCCGTTGTGAAGAACAAACCCGGCATGATAAGAACCCATATCATCAAACAAACCGGATTTCAGAATTACTGGTCGTTCATTGGATGTATTAAAATCCCCCACATCCTTACCGGATGCATAGATAATACAAGCACGTACAAGGGACGAACAATCGCATTCCGTCTTGACCTTTGTGTTAATGCCATGTTTAATGACTCCGTAGCGTTCCGATTGGTCATAGCCGATATTTTTATTGCCACACGCAATCTGCATAGCTTCAGCTAACTTCTCCGCAACCTTATTATCCTTTGCTCTTAATACATTCCATCCCTTAGAATGGTTGTAAAACTTCTGCGTAGACACTTCCTGTCCGGTCTGGTCTCCAGCTTTTCCTCCAGAATAGCAGTTGCCGTGTTCATCGTGCCGCGCACTTCCGATAATTACTGCCATAGCAATACCTCTTTTCTTAAACTATCTTTGGCTTTGGCAAATGTGATTTCCTTGATTCAGCCGCCCATGCTTCTTCCGCCTTAAGCATTTCTCGCATCTCTGCATCGGGATCGTCCGTATTATGCTTTTCGATGGAATCATAGCAAGTTTCTTTCACGTACTTACTATTACCCTTACCGAATGTCGCGTCTATTGCTGTAACAAGTGCTGACGTTGCATATCTGCCGAACCACATATACATTTCCACATCGCGTTGCTTCCATTCTGCCTTGTATGCATCCACATAAGGCTTAAGCAACTCTGGATTCATCATATCTATATCATCAACGGAAAATCCGTAGCCTTTCGTTACCACAAGGTAAAACGGACGGATTTCCGCAACGTAATATTCCCATGTTAATTCTTGGTTTTCGCTTTGGATGGGGTCTTTTTCTTCTCTTTCTCCTGCTCCTGCGCTCTCTCCAACGACTCCATTATCTGCGCTAAAAAACCGTTTGTCATCATTTCCTCCTGCATATCAGCTAATAAATCCATGCAGTTTATCTCGTTTGTATCAATCGCATCATAGAGAATGTCAGACACCTTCTCAAGCTGCTCATCGTAGCCTTCGTTTGTTTTGTAATCATATCCAAATTCTTCATTGTGATGCATCTGCAATCCTACAAGAAGCGTCTTGGGAAGCGTTTCAAGAAGAATATCTTCCATAGAGGAAATATCTTCCATGTCCTGCGTCTTCATAATATCCTGTAAGATATGTGCTTTTAATGATGGTCTTGTTGCAAACTGAATTGTATATTCTTTTCCACCTAATTTAACTTTCATGTTTTACCTTGCCTTTCTGCCCTATATTGGCAAGGGGCAGTGTTGCCACCGCCCCATTGTTGCTTATCTTATTGCTTCAAGTTCTGCTATCGACCGTTCATCCTCGCCTACCGGTGATTGCTCGTCCGATAGGCTTTTTACCCCACCACTGTTACAGTGAATGTTCCATCGTTGTTATCAACGACTTTCAGCTTGTCGGTAACGAGTTCCGATGCCGTACTTGGGATAACGGTTGCGGTCATTTCAAGGATTTCATCTACACCGCCTACATCATTCGGTGTCGCGGTAACAGTTCCGGTGTATGCGTATTTTGCAACGCCACCGATTCCATCTGTGCCGTACAGGTGGATAATGTCAACCTTTTTATCTCCCAGCTTTTCGATGTTTTCCAGATATTCTTTTGCAAGGTTTCCTGTGATTTCCCGGGAATCCGCTGTCTTAATACCTTTCTCAAATGTCTGCTGTGGGTCTTCCATCGTGGTTGACTCAACCGTGTTTGGCGGTGATGCCGGAGATGGAATAGACTTTGCAGCAAGTAAAAGGTTGTAAGTCCCTGCAAAGTCGGCTTGTTCCGCTGTGTGCTCTTTAATAATCACACGCGACTTATAACTTGTTGATGCCATGATTTTCTGCTTCCTTTCTGCCTCGCGGCTATGCTAAATTTTCATACGCTCCAATAATTCGCGATACGCGAAAAGTTGCCGTGCGCACTTGCTTGGAAATCGTGAACACAGCATTTGAAACATCAAAATTTTTTGATTTAAAAAAGGACACTGCATACTCTGCAATGTCCTTAATCTTTTCCCTTCTTCCTTTATTTGTTATTGTAATTTGAAATGTTGGGCGAATTGCGTTAATAAAATAAGACTCTGTATCTCTCCCGGCTTCTGTAAATCCAATCTGTTGTATAAGAAGTGTTGGAAAAACAGGTGTTCCGTTTGATTCATCGTCCTGCGTCACCTTGATTCCGCTTTCTTTGCTTTCCATGTAAACTTTCAACAATCGGTAAACGGTATCTTCAAAATCAAGTGCCCAACTATTTAACTCATTTTCCACCGAATACCTCCCTTGCAATCTTTACATACTGTTGAATAATCTGTTGTTCCGCATTATACATTGGCATTGTGGCTTTGATACCGTGGGTATAACGCCATGTTTCGGTCTTATCATCCCAATAGTACCAACCATCTTCAAAAGCGTGTATTTGCCCCGGATATGTGCCGACACCGAACCCAAGTTCCGGTGCTTTCGGGTTCTCTTTGGAGTTATAAAAAATACCAGCTCCAAACTCTACCGCCAACAAAGTATAGAACGGTTCTCTATCTTCTGACGTTACCGTTTTTCCGGTCGCAATCAGAATCGCATTCGAGGTCATTAACTGCGGTGCTTTATCTACCCTTACCGTTATCGTGTTTCCTAATGGGGATTCCGATATGTGTTGTATTGCCACCGTCTGACCTATCTGTGCAAGCCTAGAAACAAGTAAATCACATTTAGCTTGTAAACTATCGCGGTACTTTTCTAATTCCTTTATGGCGGCTTGTATGGATTTAGAGGATAATGTCATTGAAATAGTTTTCTTTGCCATGCAATCACCTACTTAATATTCTTCCGAAGAAGAAACAAATCCGTGGTCAGTCCTTCATCAGCAACTCCTTTTACGATGTAGTCTGCGGTTTCTGAATCCACAAGTCCATCATCAGTGCGTTTGACTTCCGAACGTTTCCACACCACATCACCGGCTTTCAGTGGCAAATATCCTTTATCCGTGACAAGCTGACAGTATGATGTACTATCATCAATTCCGAATTCTTTCACAAGGGCTTCTGACAGCTTATTGCTGATATTGGCTTTGAATGTTGTAGGTTCTGAAAACCCTTCAACTTCCTCGCCTTTTGGAATCTTGTTGCCTTCGGAATCTAAATAAGGTACAAAGTTTCCATCGGAATCCTTGTACCCTTCATAGACAATATCTCCATTTTCGTCAGTTTGTGGAATGAATACCCTCTGACCGAATTGCGAATACTTCATTTCCTGCTTGTTAATGTCAAGCATTGGTGTTTTCCTCCGGGATTCCGGCAACACTTGTCAGAAGCGATAACACTCCGGCAAGCACTGATGCGGACAGTACATATTTCCAATCCACTGCGCCCATAAACGCCGCTGTTCCAATTCCGGCAACTGCCGCCTGCGCAACTGTCTTGATTGCTCGGATTCCGGCTTTCTTAGTCCAATCTTTCCAATTCCTCATGGCTTTTATCTCCTTTTCCTATATGGATTTCTTCAATCTCATGTTTCATTTTCGTTATCATACCATTTCCACCTAACGCATGGTACGCATCATACATCTCACAAAAATTCTGATAGGCATATGACGGTATTTCTCCAAGTTTGGTGTATTTTGCATGGTATTCGATAAGCTGGACGCGCAAAAGAAGCATTGTTCCCTTGCTATTCGCATCCCTGCTTTTCTTTTGTTGCTTAAGAAGCCAAACTATATACCCAAGCACTATCGGAAGTGCCACAAGATAAGTTTGAATCAAAATACTTTTCATTTGAATCTCCTTTTGACGCACTGCCCACCACCGCTTAATGTGCGCCGCCTGCAACCATAATGGTCACGCTCAATCTTCTTTAATGCCCTATAGGCGATATTTACATAGCTTTAACAAACGGAAATACACCAGCAAAAAGGCTTTCACGGTCTTTCCATGTCCTGCTCACGCCGTTTTCGGAGAAACTTGCCATGTATGCTTCTCCTGCCTGTGACCGGTCGTACACTGCCAAATTGACCATAATGTTTTCATAGTTCTTAACATCACTGTCAATCTGGTCTTGCGTGTATGTGTCCGGATAGTTCCGTCTGCTGATAATCTCTTTTCTTGCCTGCTCTAAAAGCTGTTCAATCAAAGGGTTACATTCTTTTTTATCAAACACAACTTTATCGGACTTTTCTCCGGTCGTTTCGTCCTCTACCTCTTCTATATGAAATTGTTTTAAACGAATTTTTACTTGTTCGACAAGCGTGTATGACATAAGCGATCTCCTACAGATTAAATTTTGCAATCAGAATTTCTTTCAGTTCCGCACCGCTTGTTGCTTGTGCGTTTTCAATTCCCTGCTCTGCGGCAAGTTTCTGCAAGTCTGCGGTACTCATTCTGTTGATTTCGGTCTTTGTATATCCAACGGAAGATACCGGAGAATTACTCTCCGGCACCTCTTCTCCTGCGTTGTACCATTTACCATTATGAATCACTATATATGGATATTTCATAGTTGCACCCCCTACTCTTCGCTATGAACCTCATATACAAATGTGCTATCCATATTCTCGTATGATGGAAGTACAACCTCAGATGCAAATGTTGACATCTTCATAGGTGGTCCATACTCTGTCTTTGTAGCGACTGTAATACCTACACCATATGTTGTTACATCAACATCAGCTACCTGTCTTGCAGTTCTTTCTTCCGGTGTAGTGCCAAACCAAGTGCTTCCAAGGCTGCCTTCTGGAAGAAGTGTAACCTTGTTATCCGGGTAGAAGTACTGCTCTTTGCCATCATCATCAATGTACATCTTATCGTAAAGTACGGTAGTGAGCTTCGCCCTCTTCTGTACCACCGAAATAACAGTATCATCGTCAACCTCAATAGTTGCTGTAAGGTTCTGTGCAAGAATTGAGTTTCTTATTTGTGCATTGTCAAGCAGATATTGGAATGTATTGCTGTTCATAAGTGCGTATCTAGCAATCTTACCCTGCTTCTGTAACTTCTTTCTTGCATTGTTAAGGTCTGTAAGTGGCTTTGAATTAGCTGTATCGCTCCACATGCTTGTGCCGGATAACTTTGCGTAATGGTCTTTTGCGTATGAGCCATCCTTATCGTAATCATAAGCGTACTGAACGCCATCACTTACAATAGCAATTACCGGATGACCTGCATTTGTAGAAAGAAGTGACATTCTCATGCGCTCCGGTACAACTTCTGCGCCGCTTACGAGGTTGTTAGTGTCGTCATATACACTTGATAAAGCACTTGCAAGGTAAGGGTCGTCTTCTGATTGAATACGCTCGATTTCAAGCATTTCCTCTTCACCAACTGTCATTCCCTCGCGGAAAAATGCCATCTGTGTTTTTTCCTTACTTAATCCGCCTCTAGCTCTAAGAGTTGGGATTGTGTCAAAATTAGATGGCGCAAGTGAAACCGGCAAACCCTTGTGTGTCTTAATCCAACTTAAATCAAGTCCCTGCTTCTTTCTTTCTGGAAACCACTGTAAACCAATATAAGGTATCTGATTACTAGCGTTTTCTGTTGCCGATAATGCGATAGACTTACTGTCTAATACTTCATTAATTAACATCTATTTACCTCCTGTTATTATTCAAATACAATCATTGGAAGAGCTGTCTTAACTTCTGCGTCATATGTAACGCCGGAATGCGCTTCTGCTACTTTCGTGTTAAGATATGCTTTCTTAAGCAGCACTCCTTGTGGCCTGTCCTCTGTTACATCAAATCTCAAAATACCCACTACCGTAGCCGTATTGTCAGCCTTGCCATTTGCTCCGATTGGAGTACCTGCTTTGACAATCTTCTTGCCCTGTGCGTTTTTAGTTGTCACGCCATCAAAATCAAGTGTTAATGGGATTGCTTCATTAGGCTCTCTCTTTAAAATCTGAACATCTCCTGCGTATAAAGTCTTTTCATACTGCATATTCATTTCCTTTGCCATTTCTTACCTCCTGTTATTGCTGAATGTAATGTGATAAAACGTCATTGTTCTTAGGTGCGTTAGATATAAGGCTTTCTGCTATCTTTTCAGCATTTGTCTTATTATCTGTACCGGCTTTATCGCCGCCAGCCGTGCCACCTCCCGGATTCGTACTGCCTTTTGCAATCTCCTGCTCCTTGGCTTGTGCTGCGGCGGTCTCTTTTTCAGAGATAATCTTTCCAAGAACGTCATAATCAAAGCTGCCATCGTCTTTTACAATTTGCGCTGCCTGCTCTGCGGTAACATTAAATTTAGATGCGGCATTGGCTCTCTGCGTGGCTATTGCCTGCGCTTTTTCAAGTTCCGCGATTCTCGCATTGGCTTTTTCGAGGTTCTTATTTGCCTGCTCGACTTCCGTGAGCTTTCCCTGTTCGATATCATCGAGCTGCTTCTGCAACTCTTCTGCTTTGTCAGCCTTTGTCTTGTACTCGTCAGCCTTTGCTTTGGCTTTCTGTACGGAACTTCCGTAATCTGCCATGATCTTGTCCGCGTTTTCCTCACTTAATCCCATAGCAATCAGATCTTCTCTCTTCATTCATTACCTCCGATATGTCATACGAATTTTTATACGGTGCAACGACACCGAACGACATTGCTGATTTTTACGCTCACAACTTTGCGAATTTTTATAAAATAAAAACAGCCACCGATTACTCGGTGACTGTCTTATCCTTGTTTGTCTGGCTCTGTGTGCCATCTGTATTCATTTTATTTATCAATTCTTGTGCTTTCTGTTCCTGTGCTTCTACATCATCAATGGTTTTCCACAGATTATCCAAGTATGGTTTTGACAACAGGAATGTCTTTTCCGCATCTCCCCAAAGTCCGACAGATTTAATTGCAACGAGTGGATGAATACCGGCTTGTAAAAGCTGATATAATGTCTGTGACTTGGTATACATATTGTCTTGTGGACTATGGTTAATCTGAACATCAAAGTCGCGTAAACTCAATCCCAAATCGTGATCCTGTATACGAATCACATTCAAAACAACTTTCGCAAGTCTTTTTTCAGCCGACTTTACAATTGGGTCTTTCAGTTTTGCTCTCGACTTCGAGAAGTCCCATCCGTTTCTAAGCTCAACCGCTCCCTGTGTATCTCCACCGGAATTATTGTTGTTCTTATTTGGTATAGCAAGAATGGACTGTGCATTATCCCACAAATCATCCTTTGCAACTTGGCACTCTGTCTGATTCAGCTCCTGTGTCATAATGTCAACATCTGATTTATTCTGCTCATTGTTGGATTTTACCGTCAGCGCATGGGAAATCTTCATTTTTTCAAAGGTTTTCGTGTCAATGTCGCAATTTACAAACTTTATCCAAAACTGAATAAACTGCTCAACGCCATCCATTCGGTTTGACTGCATTGTATTGATTGCATCCAATAGTCCGATCACAAGCTCAATATCAGAAATGCGCTCATGGTTGTTCGGAAACTCAACAATCGGGATTCCACCAAAGCCATGCAGTTTCCAATCTCGAACCTCTCCGTTCACAATCTTGTATTCGTAAGAGTCCGTATAGCAGAGTTTATACATCTGTCCATCAGCATCCTTAAGTTCTTGGATTGCTAAAAGTGGTTCTTCTGTGGAACGGCTGTAGATAACAAACGTATTCATTGGTGTCGGTGCAACAATTCTAAATGGTATATCTCCATTTCTTGTAATCTGCACCGCCTTAAATGAAGTTCCGGTTGCTGATTGCCACTCTCCTGCCTTAATGTCCTTTTCCTGCTTATTAGCATCGGTCAGATAATCGTTAAATTCATCAACCGCATTGTTTATACGGTCATCGTCTTTCCTACTGATAAGCTGAATTGGCTCACCGTAAGTCTGACCAACCTTGAATTGAACAATCTCATAGGCATGGTTTTCAGATACTTTATTGGTTATATCCGCATTTTGCACCTTTGTTCGGTACAATACAGGCTGATCGCCCTTGTAATAGTTCCACAGATAACGAATGACCGTCTTGTTGAAATAAAATGCGCCAATGCAGTTTCCGACAACATTTACGATATTGTCTGCCGTAATCTGTTCTACGTTAGCATATGCAATTTTTCTTCCGTATCTGCCTTTTACAAGGTCATGAAAATACTGTGTATTCATATAAATAAAACTCCACTACTGCAAGCGCGTTTTGGTATTGGCTTTGTTTCAATTTTTCCTGTTGCCACGCGATAAATCACAATATGATTGCATTTTTTACATTTACACTGATGGTCTATCGTAGATCTCCCATCATAATGTCCGGCAATTCTTCCACAATCCGGGCAATATATAGTTACTTTTTTCATAGCAACCTCTTTCTTGTAAATAAAAAACACCGCCATTTCTGACAGTGTCTTTTACGGGTTATATGCTTTTGGGGTTGTAGGATTTTGTTTTTTCTACTCTTTTAGTATACCATGCAAGTTTTTGGAAATGTTGTGAAAGAGTGTGAACTATTGTGTACTTTTATGCACTCTTTTCAGAGTAAAGCTGTCCATAACGTCTTTCAAACTCCTGCAATGCTCTTTTCCTAAGTTTCATAATGTTCCTGTAGGAATATTTCATCTCAACGGAAATCAAGTTCCAATCTTTCCCATTGACGTAATGTGATGAAAGCACGATATATACATCTGTATTATCCATACTGTCAATTTGCGATATGATAATCCGTCTTTTATCAACCAATTCATCTACAAGCGTCTGGATCTCATTCTGTAAATCAACAATTTTCGATACCGCGCCCCCCATCTTGTCGGGATTGCCGGATGATTGCACATCCACCTCTTTCGGGGATATGGATATAGATGTTGCCATATCGGATAGCCTTTTGATTTCTTCCAGCTTATTTGCAATCGCATGGTCAATTCTGCTTATCTGTGAAAGATATTTGTCTGTTGTCATATCCTAATACCTCCTGAATGGGTTTACTGCCGCTTCTACCTTTGCGGTATTGTTTGGGTTTTCTATAAACATTTCAAGCTGAGTTAAGCCGTCTGCCGCATCGTCGTGTTCATTACCGCCAATACTTACAAACATAGAGAGTTCATCCATAGCCGCTTGATATTCGTCATTTCTATAATATCTTGTTACTCCAAGATCTGAATCTTTCTTCATTTGTTCCTGCGTCGGTCGGTGCATATCAAGAAATATGAATTTTCTCTTAACATCACCGGAATATGCTATGATCTTCGATAACTTCTCAACCTTATTTGGTGCTTTTCTACTTGTACATGAGCATTTATAGTCCTGTTCCTGCAACTTTTCATCTACATATTGGCAATACAGATCTCCTCCGGTATTTCCCTCAAATCTTGTCTGCCTAATCCCATTCCCGATAATTCGTCCAACAACAAGAGGGATTGTTACCTCTTTCGGGCCTTTGTTGAATACCCAATCGTAAATATAAACATCACCGTTTTCATATTCTGCTCCAATCGGCATTGACAAGCTATCGCCACCGCCCCAGGCAACATCCACAACTCCGATGCGTCGGAAATCTCCGTCCGGTAGGATTCCGTTAAATAGTCTCAAATCCGTATAAAGCAATCCCTCGCGGACATATGGTTGCTGCATAAACTTAGCCATCCATTCGGCATTGTCAAGCTTATCTCGCATATCTCTGTAGTATTCCGTGGAAAATCCGTTGATTTCATACGCGAAATTGCTTTCGTCATTTTCATTAAGTGCCGGAATCTTACGGAATCGGTATTGTGGATCATGCTCATATTGCTTTCTCATGCGCTCCAATGGATCTAAAACATTCCAAAGAGTACCGACCATCAATTCCCTTGCACCGTCATTTTTACGGTCAACCATCTTGTTTAGGTACTCTTGGTATGTGTTTTCCATTCGAGTAGGGCTTAATGAATGCTCTCGATCACGAACCAAATCATCGACATACAAATATCCATCTTTTGAAACATCGATCGCTCCTGTCCATGTTCCGTCAATACCACGACACGTTACGGTTGCGAATCTGTCCGGATCTCCAAGCGTAATCGTAAATTCGTCCGCGCTTTTGTCTGTCGGAAGTGCTGCGTTTGCGTATTCCGGGTGCCAATAAGCAAAAAGTTCCGCAAAGGTATATTCTTCCGTGGTAAAAAGATTCATCAGTTCTTTGTAAAAACCTTTTGCTAAAATACCGGAGTGACCGCCCATAGCACTATGGCTGTTTGGTCTGCGCAAAGCCACCCACGCAAGGAAGAAAATACAGATAGTCGATTTACCGACACGCGATGGCATTGACAATCCGTAAAATTTAATCTTCCGGTTTTCCAAATCTTCAAGATCGTGGGCTACTATATTCAGCGTCTTGCGACGCGGATAATAAAACCGTTTACTCCAATTTCTTTTGCGCTCCATAAAGTAGATGAAGCTCTCGAAACGATAAAAGCTCTCTAATCGCAAGACTTCATAGAACTGATTCACAAGTTTGTATCCGCCTTTAATGTCGTGATCCTGCGCATATCGTTCAAGTTCCCATATGCTACCTCCCGCATTTTTCTGCGTAAATTCGTTGATTAAAGCCTTTGTTCTTTCGGTTATAGTCAATCCGTAGTCAACGTCTTTTTCCGTCCGAATTGCCACATTGCACGCTTTCAAAAAGGCATCTATTACCTGTTCATCAACGCCTTTTCTCTGTATGTAGTTTTCATATCCATTTACTGCATTGATTAACTGCTTTGAAGCCAAATAAAAAGCACCTCCGCAAAAAGCAGAAGTGCCTTGACCTCTGCCTATAATTTTTCTAGGTTAGCGACTAACTCCATTTGTTAGCCGGTAATACATATTTACAAAATATTCATTTTCTTGAACGCAGAAAAGATTTTCGGGGCTTGAATTGCAAGCCAGTCAACCATTTCCTCATTCTTTGCCCATGCACCATTGTAGCAATTTGAAGAATCAGATAAACCACTTTCGTTGAAGAATGCATGGATAATTTCATGCCTTAAAGTTCTTTTTCGGTATGATTCTTTCTCTTTCTCGTTCATATCTGGGAAGTACTTTTCTTCCGACATGTCGGCAATTACGATCAGCTTGCTATCTTCTCCGCAATAGCCTGCAAGACTTTTTCCCTCCATGAAACTGTCCTCTGATACTTTGTGGATTTCAATTCTGTATTCTGTTCCAAGAATATCTATTTTCATCGTATCATCACAAATAAAAGACTCGTTCTGTGATGTTTTTATTCCTAACTTGGCTTCGTCTAATTTTTTTCGAAGTCTTGTTATTCCTTTTTCCATTTTTTTAATTGTGTCTTGGTACTCCATGCGCTCACTCCTAAATTCTTGCAACTACGTGTTCTTTTACAATTTCTTCTTTTTCCTGGTCGTAAATAACCGAACCGTTTTTATCAGTCTTATTCTTATCAAATTCGCAAGAAACTTTTATGCTTGGGTATCTCAATGGCTTGCAGTCAGCATGAAAATCAAGATTATACACTCCCTTTTGCCATTTTCCGTTGGCATAAATCTTTGTGTAACCGCCTTTTCTGGTTTTGATTATAATTTTTGAACGTGTTTTCTTCATTTCCAATGCACCTTGAACCCTTTCTTCTTATACTCCTCTACGGCTTTTTTAAGGCTAATATCGTCCTCATACTTTTCATTCAGCATAATCACCACATTACCTTTTTCAATGCCGTATATGTTGCAATTTGCAAGTTTCTTAGCCGTTCCAAGGATAGCCTTTGCCTGTTTGCTGCTCATTTCATAGGTTTTGGTTCCCATATTAACAGTCATTTCTCATAAACCTCTCAAAATCCTTTCTGCATTTAGGGCATAATTCATAAGTTTTCTTAAGTTTTCCGCAAAATCTTGTTTTGTAAAGCTCGCACGAAATTTCATCTTCTGTAAATCTAGCTACCGGTTCTGAATATGTGCCGTGTGGTACATATTGTAGCTGTTGTCTTGGCTTGAATTTTATTTCAGCACCGCACCTATCGCAAGTGTGCCATTCTTTTTGATGTTTCATATAAACCACCCTCACTTATCACATTTGATTCCCGGAATGAATGTCCCTTTACCTACACAAGCATCTTCAAAAGTCGTAATTTCTATTGAACATCCGCAACTAACCGGGTCTAATGGACAATTTTCATGATTAATACATGTGCATAAAATTTCTTTTTCCTGCTTCATCATTCCACCGCCTTTCAAACTAACCCTAGCATACATAAAATATCAAGTCCTGATATTCTCTCCGCACCCTCTCTTGTGTGCATAAGAATATCTTTAAGTTTTTCATTTTCTGCATCGCTGTATTTATTTCTATCATACGCTTCCGAAAAACAATAATATTTGCAATATCCATAGCCTGTACCAAGCATGTTTCCGTGAATGCTCTTTCCGACAATATCGTAATATTTTGGTACTTTTAAAACGTTATGTTCTTCATCCATGGTACATTCCTTTTGCTCTGCTTCTAGTTTTGATTGAAGATATTTTAAAAAACTAACAATATCTTTTTCCGTTTTGGAAATATATAAAATAGTTTCTTTCATTCTTCCACCAACTTTCTTCCGCAGATAGGGCAAAAATTAATTTTTACGGCTCCTGCAACCTCTTTTCCATCGCTATTGTCGAAAATCATGTTATTTTCAGCTCCAAAAAGAACTAAATTTCCTTTACCATCAATGATTTTCTTTTTGTTACGACAAAAATCACACATTCTTACGCCCCTCCCATTTATTAAATACCACGTTTTCAAATATTGCCGTTTCCACCTTCTCCGGCTGACTTTCTGGAACGTTCCTTGCCGGAATCTGTGTAAATAGGTATTTGCAATAAGGGCACATATTAACTTCGGAGCCAAGTATTAGCATTCCGCAGCACAAGCAACTTGTCATAATTCGCACCTCAATCATAGCAAAAATCGGAATCCTCGTGAGATTCCGTGTCTTTTGTGTGATATAAATATTCCATAATGTTTTTATCATCGAATAGCGACACAGGGAATCGAACCCTGTCAGCCAAAACCATGCCAACCGCTTTCAAATCTGCAATTTCTAATCACGGAGGGGTTTTCTGTTACCAATTATACCGCTACCATCCATAAGTCTCCCATCGACCGGAACTATTGCAGTAGCACCCGACTAAGTGGAGATAAGGAATTGATGTGGCGAGGATTTGAACCTCGCAGAAAAGATTTACTTCCTCATAATGTCCCTGAGAAATACTTTCTCTGTATTGCATTTTGCAATAGACATTTCATAGTGTTTACCCATTCCGCCACACATCAACGCCCTATTTAGGGCAAACGCAGTGTGCAGGATTCGAACCTGCAAGGCGAATAAACGCCCGACCGGATAGCAACCGGCTCCAATTCCATTATGGGAACACTGCTTGATTGCAGAAACAGATACTATGCAACAGTTAGTCGGCACCTGCTAATAGGGACAGGCGTTATGATTTTCTGTTGTTTATCGGTAGGGTGCTTCCCGGCTGTTTACCCGACTTGTACATTTACGAAGCACCTTGCGCCGCTACCGTATCTTACGCTCTATTTTTATTTCTGCAAGTGGGGAAGAGAGGAATTGAACCTCCATCGTTTATACCACTTGGGAACTGATTTACAGTCAGCCGCAACACCGCCAATCGTTGCCGCTT